CCAGTTTGAGGTATGGCCGATGCCTTCTAGCAATGAATGCGTGGTACGCTTTAAGGCTATCCGCAAATGCCCGCAGTTAATCAATGACTCTGACGTTGCCTTGCTCGACGACAACTTGATCGTCCTTCACGCTGCCGCCGAATTACTCTCGCGCGCGAAGTCAGACGACGCATCGGCCAAGGCCGACATCGCCAAGCAACTGCTTCAGAAGCTTAAAGGTTCGGCCGTAAAGACCGACGTGTTTACTCTGGGAGGATCCCAGCAAATGACTGGTTGGAACCTCCAGGGCGCACGGATCACCCCAAGCGACCAGGTCTAATTTATGGCATACATCGTAGTCGAGAACTTCTCTGCGGGACTCGATACTCGACGTCACCCGTTGACGTCAAAGTCCGGTACGCTTCAGACGCTCAAGAACGCCCATGTGTCTCGCGGTGGCGAGATTGAGAAGCGAAAGAAGTTTGCGACCTTTGCGTCTTTGCCGGCCAACACGTTCGGCATGGAGGCTACCGAAGCGACAATTTATGTTTTTGGTTCTGTGGTGGCGCCGGTCATGCCGGCAGGCGTAACCTACCAGCGTCTCCAAAGCCCGGTTGCATCGGCAATGACAGAGGTTGTTTTCTCAACATTGTACGGAGGCTTTCCTTTCGTCATTGCCAAGTTTGCGGACGGCAAGGTCTACCCGTTTTGGAATGGTTCAATCATCACGGATTTTAGTGGCGGCATAACGAACAGCACGATGGGTAGCGTTGGCTCGGCGGCTAGCCATATGGCTTCGCTTATCAATTCTTCTGGTAGTGGTTACTCGGCCACGGTTTCTGGACAGGATGTTTTCATTACTGGTCCTGCCGGATTGGATTTCACTCCGACAGCAACGGCTGACGCGCCGATGTCTATTGCGTCTATCACCAAAACAACAAGTGCTGTTTCCGGGATACCAGAAATTAAGGCAACTGGTAATTTCTCTATTATTGGAGACGTCCCAAGTATTCCTGCTTTTGGTTCAAAGACTTTAGTTAACATTGGGGCAACTCCCAAGATTACCAACATGTACTACGGTACTTTGCTGGCTTCTGACACTATTCCTGGGGGGTTTGATGAGTCTTTTGGATCTTACCCTGGAGATCCACGGACTCCCGCTCAACGCCTGGCTTTTAATATAGCAAACTTCCTTAACCCTGGTTGGACTTATACAGAACCAGTAACTAATTACACTTATAATATTTGTCATGGAGCCTACGAAGCTACCACTTCTGCGGGTGCGCCTGCTGGCAGATTTGTATATAGCACGTCTAGACGTGATTTTACTCATGGAGTTAATCACCTTTATTATGACAACCCTTCGCAGTACAATGGACAAGGGTTCTTTCTGGAGTTCATTTCTGACCCAACATTATCTCCGAACATCTCCGAACTAGTAGACGTTGCGACGATTGTCCCAAGCCCTTACAATGCCGGTAGATACATTGCTAGAGTTGGACTCCTAGCGAACGGTGCAACATTTGCAGTAACTTCTGTTAAGGTAGATGGTGTTGAGGTTATGGGGTCACCACAAAAGTGGCTTGTATCAAATACAGAAACGATGGAGCGCATTCGCGATCGAATTAATAATTTTACATCATCTACCGAATACACGGCTTCCGTGGTAAATGGTAAGGTTGTTTTAACCGCTATGCCTGGGACTGGAGTTGGAGCAAATGGGAGGGTAATATCTGCTACAAAGTTTGCTCACGCCAACCCTACTCTAGGAGATGTAATCTTTGGCAGTTTTGTTTCATTAAGTGGAGGCGTTACAGGCGTTACAGCAGTATCGCAAGTTTCCAAGATTACGCTTGGTGGAACGTACGCAAACGGCGTTAAGATTGCCTTCAAGTTCACTCCAGACCTAGATCCATTAAACTCCGTATATATCGGTGCAACGAGAGTATCTGGCACAACCCCTGTGTGCGCACTTACATACAAGACAAAGGCTCACTTGACTAGTGGTTCTAGTCTTTTCTTCTCCGGCGTTAACCAGCCAACCAAGTGGGGTGAAGGTGCTACTGGTTCTGGTTTTATTAACATGTCCAACAACAGCGGAGGTAATGAGGTTCTTACGGCCCTAGCTCTGTACCAGAGTAACATGGCTGCCTTTTCGCGCCGGTCTGTTCAGATTTGGTCCATTGACACAGACCCTGCAAACAACCGCCAAGGGCAGGTTCTTTCCAATACCGGAACGATGTCAGCAAACAGCGTCGTGTCGGTAGGAGACATCGACGTGTTCTACCTTTCAGACTCCGGCGTTCGCTCTCTTCGCGCGCGAGACTCCTCTAACTCTGCCGTGGTTAACGACGTTGGCACGCCCATTGACAACCTTGTCCTGGCCGACCTAGAGCCTCTCACGGAAGACCAGAAGCGGGCTTGCTGCTCGATCATCGAACCAATCGACGGCCGCTACTGGATTGCCATCGGATCTAGGGTCTACGTTTATTCGTACTTCCCGAATAGCTCCGTGGCTGCCTGGTCCATCTACGAACCAGGTTTCACAGTTACGAAGTTCACGACCAAGAACAACCGCGTGTACGCGCGCGGAGGAGACGTTGTCTACTTGTACGGCGGGGTAAGCGGTTCGGAGTACGACTCCAGCGAAGTAGAGGTAATCCTGCCTTATCTGGACGGCGGCAAGCCGGCACACCAGAAGGCACTCAACGGCCTAGACATGACCGTGCAGGGGGCTTGGCAGGTTCACATCGGAATGGACCCTATCGCCCCTAACGCCCGCGACAACTGCGGCACCATCACCCAGCCGACGTTCAGCCTCGGCCGCATCATGGCAACTGGTACCGGCACTCACGTGGGCATCCGGCTAGTCAATAACTCCGCCGGCTACGCCCGCGTTGCCAACATCATTGCCCACTTTGAGGCAAATGAAAGCAACTGAACTATACCCGGACGGCGTTCACTACGTCGTGGAGCGTATGCGTTCCAAGGACCAGGACGAGGTGTTTGCTACCCAATGGAACGACGACCGTTCTTCATTCGCGAACCACATCCTCCGCGTCGGTGACTTTGGCTTTGTCCTTCATCACGACGACGGAGAGCCTATCGTTTGCGGCGGGGCTGTACCGATGTGGCCTGGCGTGTGGTCTGTGTGGATGTTTGCTACTGATCGCTTTGACGAGATAGCCTTGTCCACCACCAAGTTCGGCTGGCGTGTCTTCTTCCCGGCCCTAGAGCAGGCCAACTGGCATCGCCTGGAATGCCGGAGCCTGTCCACGCACAAGATTGCCCACAAGTGGCTTGAGTCGTTTGGTGCCTACAAGGAGTCGGAAAGCCCTGGATACGGCAAGACCGGCGAGACGTTCTACGTGTATTGCTGGACAAGGCCAACCGGCGGAACACAATCTAACTGAAATGTGCGCCCCGTCTGCAGCAAAATCCTTTATGCGTAACTTGCAACAACCCGCGCCTCCGGCCGCGTCAAGCGGCGGTGCTGCATTGCAACCTGCTTCTAGCCCAAGCCAACCCGCTGCCATTAAAGGCCCGTGGGGTCTTGATATGAAATATATGGGAAATATTAACAACAGTCCTGTTAACGCCGCATCGCCAATCGCAAATGCTCTTTCCAAAGGTATGATCGGGAGGGTCGTACGCTAATGTGTTTCGGTGGCGGAGGAGGCGACGGTGGTGCTGCTCAAGCGCGAGCAGACGAGGAAGCACGTCAAGGCCGTCTCAAGGAAGGCACGGCTCGTATTGACACGGAGTTTTCCAAGTTCGACGACAACTTCTACAAGGGACGCAAGCAGGCTTACACTAACTTTGCGATGCCGCAGTTAAGCGACCAGTATCGCCAGACCGGCGATCAACTGGCTTACTCTCTTGCCCGCAGCGGCCTTGGCCAGTCCAGCGAGTCTGCTCGACAGGGCGGCATGCTTCAGCGTGATAACGCTATGGCTCGCCAGCAGATTGCCGACGCGGCAACCGGCGAAGCCCAGAAGGCTCGCCAGTCTATAGAGGACAGCCGTTACAACTTGGTTAACCAGTTGCAGGCTACGAGCGATCCGCAGATGGCTGCTTCCAATGCCATGCGCCAGGCTAACTCGCTTTCTATGCAGACGGGCTTTAGCCCGCTTGCCAACCTATTCCAGAACACCACCGGCGTCCTAGCCGCAGCCAACCAAGCCGGAGCTTACTCCGGCGGTCCTGGCATGGGTGCTTACAAGGACTACTTCGGCTTTGGAAAGCCGAGCACCGCCGGCAACCGAACTGAACGATAACTTTATGTGCGACCCAGTAACAGCATCTATCGCCCTAACTGTGGCTGGTACTGCGTCCCAAGCGGCCGCGGCCAACCAGGCAAAGAAGGCTATGCAAGGCGCGCAAGCGGCCGAGCGCATCCGCCAGAAGGGCTATCAGGACGAGTCTTCGGCCGTACAGGCAGGAAGCGAGGCTCGCATGTCCAAGGCGAACCAGGACCAAGGCCAGGCCGAAGCAGAGGCTTCACGCAATGCAGACTACGCGGCTGCCAACGCTGCCGCACAGGCACCGACCGCAACCGAAGGTGCGAACCTAGCCGGCGATCAATCGGCCAATGCCATCATCGCATCAGAAAACGCTCGCGCTAGTCAGAACGCCCTAGGCTATGCCGGACAGCAAGGTAACGCCAAGGCAGCCTTAAGGGGCTTCGGCGACCTGCAACTTGGCAACGCCCTGGCCAACGCCCGCGCGATGGAACAGCAGCGTCAACTCGGTAACTTTATGCAAGGTTCGTCCGGTGTGCTTGGTCTAGAGATGGACGAGGCATCCCAAAAGGGTGCAGGCTTGAAGACCCTTGGGTCTTTGCTTTCCACGGCAGGCGGCATTGCCGGCATGGGTGCAGGCGCAGGCTGGTGGGGTGCGAAGGACGCGGCTACCGCAGGTAATGCTGTAAACAATGCTGCAATCTTCGGACCGGCTGGAAGCACGACTGTTCCTCAATTTACATCCGCAAACCTTTTGCCTGCCACTCAATACGGCATGTTGGGAACTGGCCTGTTTAATAATGCGAAGCAAGTTCCTCCTTTAACGTACAACATCCCTAACTTTAAACCAACCTTTAAACTCGGCAAATAATGGCTAAATAC